GTCAAAATTTCTCTCCCTGATCGCCTTTTGTCCCGGGACCGCCCGGCTAGATGATCTTGGTGTGGCGTGGTCGCCGGTCACGTTCGGTGGGGGGTTCGCCATGGTCAAGGCCTGCTCGTGCGGTGAGCGGTTCGAGGCAAAGCGGCCGTCGGCGAAGTACTGCTCGGATCGGTGTCGCAAGCGGGCCCAGCGCAGTCCTGGGGCGACCGGCACCATCGTAGCCCTCGGCGTTGCGCAACGTCCCCCTGACCAGCCGGAAAAGGCCGGTGAGCCGGGTTCGCTGGAGACGGCGGCCCGCGCCGAGCTGGAGGCCGTTGGCCGTGCGGACACGGTGGCCGGTGCGGTGGTCCTGGCGCTGGCCCGGCGGCTTGATGCGGCCTCGCCTGCCGAGACGGGCGCGGCGTTCGCGGCGCTGGCGAAGGAGTTGCGTGCGGCGCTGGTTGCGGCTGTCGCCGGCGCCGAGCGGGCCGCTGACCCGATCGACGAGCTGAGGGCCCATGCCGAACGCAAGCGCAAGGCTCGTTGAGCCCACGTACTCCTGGGTGCCGCCGCACGTCGACACCTACGGGCCGCAGGTCGGCGACCTGTGCAGGCTCGCCGAGTTCCCCCCGGACCCCGAGCAGCAGTTGATCCTTGACGCGATCTTCGCGGTCGACGCGAACGACAGGGTGGCGGCGCTGGAGGCTGCGGTCGTCGTCGGTCGGCAGAACATGAAGACCGGCGTGTTCAAGATGGCCACGCTGGGCTGGCTCTTTCTGATGGATCAGCGCCTGGTGGTCTGGAGCGCGCACGAGTTCCGGACCGCGCAGGAGGCGTTCCGGGACATGGAAGAGCTGATCATGGGCACCCCGACTTTTGCGCGGCGGGTGAAGGCGATTCACCGCGGGAACGGCGATGAGGCGATCGAGCTGTTCGACGACCGGCGCCTGATGTTCAAGGCGCGGACGAAGAGCGGCGGCCGGGGCCTGTCGGGAGACAAGATCATTCTTGACGAGGGGTTCGCGCTCCAGCCGATGCACATGGGGAGCCTGTTCCCGACGCTGGCGGCCCGCCCCGATCCGCAGGTCGTGTACGGCTCTTCGGCCGGCCTGGTCGACTCGGGGGTGCTGCGGGCGATCCGCGACCGTGGCCGGCCCGGCGGCGAGGAGCGCCTGGCCTACTTCGAGTGGTGCGCTCCCCTGCCGAAGGAGGTGTGCGCGGAGGGCGATGCGTGCACGCACGCCCTGGACGCCAAGGGCTGCGGCTGCGACAGCCTGGAGTTGGTGAAGGCCGCGAACCCGGCCGTGGGCCGGCGTATCTCGCTGGACTACGTGCGGGGCGAGCGGCGGGCCCTGCCGCCGGCGGAGTATGCGCGCGAGCGCATGGGCTGGTGGGACGACCCGGTCGGCGGTGAGACGCCGATCAAGCCCGAGGCCTGGGCCTTGTGCCTGGATGAGGAGTCGGAGCCCGAGGGGTCGGTCGCGCTGGCGGTGGACATCTCGCCGGACCGGTCGATGTCCACGATCGCGGTGGCCGGGCGGCGCTCGGACGGCCTGGTCCATGCGGAGCTGGTGGAGCACCGGCAGGGCACCGGCTGGGTGGTGGACCGCCTGATCGAGCTGGCGCAGACATGGTCAGCGGTCGCGCTCGTCATCGACCCGGCCGGGCCCGCTGGGTCACTGGAGAAGAAGCTGCTGGAGAAGGGGTTCAGCACTGAGAAGGACTTGCCGGCGGCTGCCCGGCGGCTGCACATGATGGGGACCCGCGAGTACGCGCAGGCGTGCGGCGCGCTCGCCGACGACGTGGCCAACGGCGAGTTCCGGCACATCGGCCAGGACGAACTGGACACGGCGGTCAAGGGCGTGCGGACGCGGCCTCTGGCGGATGCGTGGGCCTGGTCCCGGCCGAAGTCGGGCGCCCCGATCTCGCCTTTGGTGGCGGTCACTCTGGCGCGGCACGGCCATGCGACATACGGCGTGACGGAAGCTCCGGCGCCGTTCGCGTTCTTCGGATGAGGAGGTGGCGCCATGGCGGCGTGGGTTGAGCGGGTTCCGCTGGCGCGAATCAGCGCCGAGGCGCGGCAGGTCAGGTTCTGGCGGACGGCGTTGACGGCGGTTGCCGCGGTGCTGTTCGGCGTGGGCTGGCTGGCGTTCAAGGCGTTCGCGGTGGCGTGGCTGGCCGCGGCCTGGTCGGCGGTCGCGGTGCGCGAGGGATGGCGTGATGCCCGCGGGCCGGTCAGTAAGGGCGGGTCCGGCTGATGGGGCTGCTCGACCGGGTCAATTCGCAGTTGGTGCAGGCGCGACCGAAGAACCTGGGTCTGGACGAGTACGCGTCCTGGTTCAGCTTCGGCGGCACTCAGTACCCGCTGATGCAGACCACGTATTCGCAGCTCGATCAGGAACGTGTCGCGTGGACTGCGGACTGGGCGGCCAAGACGTCGGCGCCGGTGTTCGCGCTCATCCTTGCCCGGCTGCAGGTGTTCTCGCAGATCCGCTTCCAGTGGACCCGTTTCCAGGGCTCCCAGCCAGGCGACCTGTTCGGGACGCCGGATCTGCGGGTGCTGGAACAGCCGTGGCCGGGCGGGACGACAGCGGACCTGCTGGCTCGCATGGAGTGGGACGCGTCGGCAGCAGGCAACGCCTACATCCGGCGCAAGGGCAACAGCCTTCATCGGCTGAACCCGGCGTGGGTCATCATCGTGCTGGGGTCGCAGGAGAACGCGGCGGACCCGTGGGCGGCTGCGGACACGACGGTCGCCGGCTACCTGTACGTTCCGCCGGGCGGCAAGGCGCAGTTCTTCACGCCGCAGCAGATCTGCCACTACGCGCCGCTACCCGACCCTGACCGGCATTTCCTGGGCATGTCGTGGATCACGCCGGTGCTGCGGGAGTTGCAGGGCGACCAGGCGGCGACCGAGCACAAGTACACGTTCTTCGCGAACAGTGCCACGCCGAACATGGCGATCAAGTTCGATGCGTCGGTGACGCTGGACAAGGTCCGGGCGTTCAAGGAACTGCTCGAACAGGAGCACACGGGCGCCGCGAACGCCTTCAAGACCCTGTACCTGGGCGGCGGCGCCGATCCCGTGGCGGTCGGATCCTCGTTCAAGGACATGGACTACGCCGTGATCCAGGGCCGCGCGGAGTCCCGGATCGCCGCCGCGGCCGGCGTCCCGCCGTCCTGGGTGAGCTTCTTCGAGGGCCTCAAGGGTTCCGCGTTGAACGCGGGGAACTACAACGCGGCCCGCCGCCGGTTCGCCGACGGCACGATGATGCACCTCTGGGGGAATGCCGCGGCGTCGCTGCAGCCGATCCTGGTCACCCCGCCGAACGCGTCCTTGTGGTTCGACCCGCGAATCCCGTTCCTGCGGGAAGACGCCGGCGACCTGGCCACCATTCAGTCCACCGAGGCGCAGACCATCGCGACGCTCATCAAGGACGGGTTCCTTCCCGACTCGGTGATCCTCGCGCTGAAGAACAACGACTGGACCCTGCTGAAGCACTCGGGGCTCATGAGCGTGCAGCTGATCCCGCCGGGTTCGGACACCAAGCCGCTGACCGGCCCCACGCCTTCGACGGCCCGTGCGGCGATCAACGGGAACGGAGGAGTACACCGATGACACGCACGCGCGAGCGCGGCGACAATGCGGGCTGGTACCGGATCGCCAACACGGCGGACGGCCCCGCACAGATCCTGATCTACGACGAGATCGGCATGTGGGGCATCACCGCCTCCGACTTCATCCGTGACCTCGCCGAAGCGGGGAACGGCCCGGTCGAGGTGCACATCAACTCCGGCGGCGGCGACGTATTCGACGCGTATGCGATCTACAACGCGCTCGTGTCCCGGCCCGGCGTGACGACCGTCGTGGATTCGCTGGCCGCATCGGCGGCGTCGCTGATCGCGATGGCCGGTGAACAGCGGCTGATGGCCCGCACGTCGCAGATGATGATCCATGACGCGGCGGCCATGACCGGCGGGAACGCCGACGAGATGCAGCACATGGTCGAGCGGCTCCAGACCGTGTCAGGGCAGATCGCCGGGATCTACGCGGACACCGCGGGCGGCGCTCCGGATTACTGGCGGGGCCTGATGCGCGCGGAGACCTGGTTCACCCCGCAGGAGGCACTCGACGCGGGGCTGATCACAGGGATTGTCAGCACGGCCCGCGAGACGGTGCCCGCCACCGCGACCGCCGGAGCACCAGGTGTCCGTGCGGCCGTCACAGCCGTCGTGGATGCCCACACACAGGACCCGGCGATGACGCGGGTCAATCCCGACCGGACGCCATCGTCCGAGCCGAGCACGGCGGGTGCGCCCGCAACCGAGGGAAGGAACACGAACAT